ACTTCCGATTCTTCACTAATGTCTTCATCCTGCATCCATCTTAATTCTGTATTGCAATGCCAACAGTTCATTTTTTATTTAATTGATCCTGCCATGCTTCTAAATTTACTGTAGCCATGTCTTCTACCAAGAATGGTATCCAGCTTTTATCAATCTCTACAGGTTGTGGCCAAGACTTTTTGATATCCTTCATTTCTTTCTCTATTAAAGATATAAATACTTTTCCGTCTTTGTAAACAATCCTCATCGTATTACCTCCAGGTATTCTCTATCTGTCTCAGAACGTACGAGCCATAGCTCTTTTCGTGCTCTTGTAGCACCTACATAAAAGACTCTGTGTTCATCATCAGGGTTGTTAATTAATGCTTCTTCGGACTTTCTCGATAGATCCAAAAGTAAAACAACATTGTCTGCCTCTCCACCTTTAGCTCCGTGTATCGTAGAAATTTCTATTTGTGGCTTTTGCCAAATGTTTATACCTCGCTTCATGAGCTGTCGAACATACATCACTTTACCATACGGTATTTTGTCTAATGCTTGATACCATGTAGCTGTCTTTTGAATTAATAAACCGTGTTGAAACATAAGTTTCTCATAATCAAACTTTTCTTTATCATCTAAATTTTTAAGATTTTTATAATTTCGCTGAACACCAATTCCTGATGACATGTATTCATACATGGCTTTAACACCATCTAGACCAATACTCTCTCCCTCTGATATTTTATTCCAAGATGCAATGGCGTGTTTCAATTTATCAGCTATGCTACTTTGTCCAAACCGTGCGTAGTAGTAACCCTGTTCCAAGAAGAACTTCTCAACTTTATTAAGTATGTATTTAGTCCTTGCGAGTACAAGCCACTGTTTATCTTTGTACGGGATTGCCTCATGTGAATAGACTGTAACGACTTTGCCCTCTTCGTCTTTAGCTTCCCATTCTTTCTCGACTCTATCTCTGATTTTTCGAACGATCTTGGATGCCACGAAGTGATGGGACTTAGGTATTCTGTAGGATTTATTGAGTACGACAGAAGTGCCAGGATAAGACTGAAATGTATTAACATCAGCCCCAGCCCATTTAAAAATGGCTTGGTCATCATCACCAGCAATATAGGCTCTTTTACATTTAGATATGAGGTTTGTAATAACTTGCCACTGCACGAGCGATAGGTCTTGCGCCTCGTCAACGATGATTACCTCTATATCTGGCCATATGTCAGGTCTAAGATTAAACTCTAACAGCATGTCAGTAAAGTCATATAATTTTCTATTTTTTTTGAATTCTTTAAGATACTCCGCAATCTGTTCTAGTTTTCTCCAACCGCCTACAATGTGTCCAAACTTAGAAAAAGTTTCATGTAAACCCACTCCTGTAATTCTGGATAAGTCAATAATTTTTAAATAAGGATCTTGTTGTATAAAATTACCATCATCATCATGTATATCTTTTGGTGCTAGATCTACTTTTAAAGCATCTGATATTTCAATGTAATGTTTTGGTTTTAATACATCATTCGTAGATAGACCTAAACATTGAAAAGCTAAACTATGTATAGTTCTAAAGTATTTAAAATCTTTTTGATCAAGTTTAAATTTATGTGCCGCTCTACTGATAGCTTCACTTGCAGCTTTCTTTGTATAGGCAACAAAGGCTACATCTTCAGGTGTTAAATTCTTTTCTAACTCTTCTTCTACAATATTAAGTAAGTATGTTGTTTTACCTGTACCTGGTGGTCCGTAGATCTTTTTTATTTTAGAATGGGACGTCATCTTTTACCTTAGGTACATTTAACTTAGACTCATCTTGTGGTTTAGGATCAGGTATAAAGAATAAATTCTTCACAGTATTTTTGTTAATTCTAAATTGTTTAGAATCTCCACCTTTGTCTCTAATTAAAGAACCCATTTGTGTTGTTGAAAACTCTTTAAACTGAATCTTACGCATATATCTTTCCAGACTTGATAATTGAAAATATATTTTACCATCACTCTTCCAAACACTGTGATTTAATACATCTTCAATGTCATCTGCAATAGCTTGATTATATAAAAAATCTTCTATATGTGAATAGAAACGTCCTTCTCTCGTCACTTCTTTAGGCATCTTAATAATCTCGCAGGTTTCTAATAATTCTCTCATACGAGCTTCATAATCTCTTTTAGACATCTCTACAGGTAGACTTGTATGTGTCTCTAATACTTTCTTTCTAAACAATCGTTGGTCCATGAGTTCATCTGTAGTGACCGTGATCCGTGAGCCGTCTACATCTAAATGCCATACTGATTCATCAGACTCTAACTTTGTGAGATTAGCAATGTCCATTGCCACATCATCTCTGCCAATACCATATTTTCTTACTCGACATTTCGTGCTGTCACAATGTGAACGCATTGGTACGTCCTTACACTTGTAGCCATATTCTTTTTTCTCGTGTTGATCTATCTTGAGCTTAACTTGATCGTAACCCATCGGTGGTTTGCAGTACGCTGTGTTAAACTCCATGACTTTGTTTTGCCACTCACCAGGTCCATACTTCTTTTTTGCATAGACACAGTAGTGAAATACCACATCATCCCTCGATCCTTCGAAAATACCCATGTTTTGCATGATTTCTATGCATGGAGGGCCATCAAAAGAGGCTTTTTTTTGTTTTAAAGGCTTTACAGATAGGTTTTGAAGTTGGTCGTGTGTGATTGCCTTCTGAGAAACCAAATTGAAGAACTCATCAAGCGTTAAGGACTCTCCTTTTTCGTCCATAGCGTATCTTCCAGACAGATCTCCCTTAAAGTAAGGTAAGTTGAGAAAGTTTCCTGTGTCACCACGCTCTGCATTGAGTGATTCTTGTTTTGGAAATATCTCGCAGTCAGCAAATCCTAACACGGAAGCTATCTCTGTTAATTTTTTGATAGCATCTTTGGCAGGTACGGGTTCTGTAAAGAATATGAAAAGATGAAATCCTCCCGATTTAGATCGGCAAGGTATAATAGGTAGATTTAATTTTGTGTAAAGTTGTATAGTCTTGCGTACATCTATGGCGTAATCGTCAACATCAATGCAAGACCAAGAGCAAGTAGCATCATCGCGTATGGGGATAATACCAAGAGAAGGATCAATGCCCTCAATATGTTCTTTCCAGTGTTTGTCAATGACATCTTCTTTGATGATAAATGCTTTACCACCAACTTTGCCACTTTCTTTTTTCTCACCTTTGTAAAAAACTCCATGAGCACGTGTTAATCCACTAAAGATTTGTTTAAATTTTTGATACGCTTCCATATGTGAAAGGGGGCCGAAGCCCCCTAGCCCTTAAAAAGGATTGTCGGTGTCTGGTTTATCACTTCCAGAACTTTCGCTCGCCTGTTCATAGTTGACCTCAACAGATCCTTTCTTCACGGCGTTATGAAATCGTTTACCTTCTTCGTATTGACTAGCCGAAACGACTTCACCTCTTCTTATGTCCCAGCTATACCAGTCACCTTTGTCATTTGACTGAGGCTTAGTTGTAAGCACATAGGAATAATACCAACTAGGAGGATTGATGATTTGATCACCATTCTTCACCTTAGCCGACATCACGAGACTGTTCCATTTTCTTGATTTAGATAGTCCACTCACTTTCATGGATAGGAGAACTTGCGATGTAAGTCCTTCACTGTTTGTAAGGAGGCAGTAGTGATTGTGAGTTCTTTCTAAATATGTACCCTCTGGAAGCCTAGATTTACCCTCAGCGTCCTTTTTTGTTTTATCCCAAAGAGGAGTATCCACAGGGTGAACGATGGGAGCAGAGGAACCAGTTCCTCTATCGGACCATTCTAATGCAACAGGTTCGAAGTGACATGGTATAACTGTAACACCTTCAGTACCATCATAGAGTTCTTCTGTGACAGTATTGAAAACCATACCTTCTTCTGCACCATCAACATACTCACTCTTTTGTTTTTTTGTCTGTGGAGACATAGAGCTAAGTATTTTCAAGAAAGGTATAGCAGTCGTGTTCATATCAACAACGGCTAAACCTAAACCTTGGTCTTGTGCGACCATACCAAGATCAATGGTAGGGGCGGCAACGGCAGAAGCTTTCTTTGTTGCTACTTCCTGTTTTTTTGTTTGTTCATTCATTATTTTTTTCCTTTTGTTATTTTAGTTTCTGGACGTATGAAGATCCCAAAGAGATCATCAGGGTCCGTTAATCCCTCTTCGTGGCGCTTTTTTAGGGTCGCCTTCAGTGTCGAGGGGTGCACTGATTTTTTCACGTTAGGGGTGATACCGAAGTTCTGTTCTATATATCCAGCTAAATCTCCAGCCATATTGTCTTCACCCGTTCCGAAACTTGTTGAAACTTGATTCTTGATTATATCACCAAGATCATTATTTCTTAAATAATCTAATGCTTCATCTTCTCTTGTCTTAGGTATTCTACAATGAAAGCCTTCTTTGACAGTTACTTTACTGCCATCTTTCATGGTTGTTTCATTAATACCTAATTCTTGCATTTTTGTTGGAATTGTTTCACCAGAAAGAATATCTCTTTCTCTTCGTAATTCTTTCATTGTCTCTTCCATATTTTCTATTTCAGAGTCTAAATCTAATTGTCGTTGAATAAGTTTGGATAATCCTGTTAGATCATCATCTTGAAGTTTCTTTAAATCACCTGCATCTTGTTTCAGATCATCAAAGTCTATTGTGTTAGCCATATTACCTCCTTTTAATGAACGGCTTGGGAGGGATAGTTGTATTACCTCCAACTTTCAGGACACAGATAAACGGTTCTCTACCCTACTCGTACCTACTCATGATTACCTCAGTCAGTTGACCCTTGGCTATCACCCCTGTGCGTTACACCCCTGTTATAAATGTTGTTCCGCCACAAGCTATAAGTGTCAGCTAAACACTTAATTGTTCAATAAAAAAGTTATACTTGAAATCCTAACAAAATGCAATATATTATTTTATATATGGCTAACTTTTTTTTGAAGGAACCTTTTCTTCACCAACTTAAAGCAAGACGAATTTGTCATGATAGAAATATCAACAATTTCGCCTACTTGATGGAGATGGGCACAGGTAAAACTATAACAGCAATCATGGATTTGATGATATTGCATCATGAAAAAGGTGTGGATAACTGTGTAATCTTTGCACCGAAGTCCGTGTATCGTAATTGGTATAAAGAAATTACAGAATTTGTTGCACCTGAAAAAACAAAATATGCAATTAGTACGTGGGACCCTAGTCTTAAAGATCCTGTTACTAAAGCTAAATTAACAGATTTATTAGAAAAAAGTATTGTACCACTTAATATTTTTTTGATGAATATAGAATCTATCTCATCACCAAAGGGTGTAAAGTTTTTAGAAAAATATCTCAGTGTACAAGATAAAAAGAAAACAATGATGATTGTGGATGAAAGTACAACTATCAAAACACACAATGCTAAACGTACAAAAAACTTAATTAAGTTGACAAAAGATTTAAGTTACAAAAGAATTTTAACAGGTACACCTATTACCAAATCACCACTAGATATTTATACACAGTTTGCTTTTCTTGACCCTAAGATACTTGGTCAAACTAATTACTATGCTTTTCGTGCTCGCTACGCAAAGATTGTCAATAGACCTACGTCAGGTGGTCGTCACTTCCCTTTGATAACAGGCTATCAACGTTTAGATGAGTTAGAAGAAAAGATTTATTCTCATGCTTTCCGTGTCAAGAAAGAAGAATGTACGGATCTACCTGAGAAGATATATATGAAAAGGTTCATACCTATGAGTGAGAAACAACTCGTAGCTTATGAATCATTGAGAAGAAACGCAATGTTTATTTTCAATGACAAAACAACGACATCTGTGAACCGGCTCTCACAGATTGTTAAGTTGCACCAGGTATGTTGTGGATTCACTATTAACGATAATGGTGAAATCCACGACGTGCCTAACAAACGATATGATGAACTATTAAATGTCCTGGAGGAAGTCGATGGCAAAGTAATTATCTGGGCAAACTATAGACATAATATTGAAACGATAACTCAAAAACTAAAGGAGAAATACGGTGATACTTCGACTGCAGCTTTTTATGGTGATACAGAAAATCAAGTACGCATGGATCTTGTCAAAAATTTTCAGGACAAAGGACATGATCTCACGTACCTTGTTGCGAACCCTAAGACTGGTGGATATGGAATCACTCTTACTGCCTCTCACACTGTTGTGTACTTTTCAAACAATTATGATCTTGAGATAAGATTACAAAGCGAGGATCGTGCTCACAGAATTGGTCAGAAGAATAAGGTTACCTATGTTGATTTTGTTTGTCAGGGAACGGTTGATGAAAAGATATTAACTGCCTTGAAGAACAAAGTCGACATAGCCAGTCAAGTGATGGGTGATGAATTAAAAAGTTGGATTACTTAGATTTTTTCTTTTGAGCTTTTCTCATTTTTTCTGAATCCCTCATTGTAGTTTCTAATTTAATACCAATATAACCTGTTGCGGCGGTGCCACCCATTATACCTTTAAAAATAGCATCATCTCTTTTTCTTTGTTTAATTCTTTTGATAACTTTACTTTCAGATCGGTCGAGAAAGGTTTTTTTCTTTTTCTTCTTTTTACCTAAAAGACCCAAGCCTTTTTTTGCAATACCGAAGATGCCCATGATTAATCTCCTGTGAGTTCGTCTTCAAGCTGAATGATTTCAGCCATAACTTCTGATTCGTTGTCCTCGGTCATTGAGCCACGAAGCTCTCTAATTCTCTCTAGGATATCTTCTTCTTTATCATATGACATTATTTCTTACCTTTTTTTGACATACCAGCTTTAGAGCTAGATCCTAAAATTATTGATTTAGCTTTACCTTTTGGTTTACCAGTATTTTTCGCCTTTTTCTTTTTGTTTGTTGTTATGGTGTCGGCTACTGCAACAGTTGGGGCACCAACAAAAGCTATACCTTTCATAGTTTCTTCAACAGTGTCACCTATTCTATCTTTTTTGCTTCCAACATCTCTAGTTTGTTTTTTTTGCATTCCTGCTTTTGAACTAGGATTACTTACAGAAAATTTTGAAGGTGCTGATTTACCACCTTTTTTGCTTGCTTTAAATCCACCCGTAACACCTTTTTTCACTACTGTGAATAAACCCATTAGTTTGGCCTTACGTTGTAACCTAAGCCTTTAGTAGCTGCTCCGCCACCTCTAGCTGTTCCTCTAACAACACCACCATCTTTCATGTAACCCATTTTGTTACGGACTTTTTTTGGTAGTTTTGCTAGACCTTTATTCTTTGCAGGTACTGGTTTTAAATTCTTTTTCATAGAGCCTCCTATTACTTCTTTTTAGCGTCTCTGGCTTTTCTAGCTCTATCCATAGCTTTTGCAGTCACGCTTACTGGATCTAACTTAATTTCTATTATTTTAGATTCATCAATTACGCCAGGAGATGAGAAGAGTTTGTGTCCTAAATGTTTATAAGTATATTTACCCATGCTTGAATCCTACTCTTATACGTTCGTTTTTGCAACTATTTCTGCAAGACTTTCGCATCTTTTTGTTGTCTGTTTATGCCACTTCGAGTCCTTCATTTCAGTAGCTGCGTCTTTCCAGCGTTTTTCACGCATGGCTTTCCACATGTTTTTGAACTTACGAACACCGTTTGTGCCTAATTGAAACACCATTTCTAGTATAACTTCAGATACATTGTCAGGTAAATCGTGTCCAACACACTCATCTATCAATAGATCAGCCCCCGCAGCAGCTCTATTCAGGTCTATATCAAATAGTTCTTCGACTTCTTCCATGGATATTTCAACGCCTTCAGCGTATCGTGTCCGTTCGTGAGGCTGAATAAGGTGGCCTATGCCGATCGTGGCTTTTCCTAGTGTGTCTAAATACATTACTGTGCGCACCCCTTCATGCAAACGCACCCTTGCTTTCAAGTCATCTGTTAAATCAATCATGATCCTATTCCCCAATGCTTTTGATGTTCATCGGGATCTCCTTTCTTAAATAAATTTTTAATTTTAAATGTTATAACTGCCCACAGGTTTTTCATTATCTAGTTTACCTAATAAATCAAAAATACCATTATTCCCAACATTTTGCAAGTTAGCTTCTAATAATTGTGGCATGCCTCCCATTGGCATATTAGGATTCGGTGGAATTCCCATGATCCCTGGATCGGGGTCCATGGGATATACTTCTTGTGGTCTAATTGTAGGTGTATTAAATAATCTTTCTTCAAACTCAATACCCTCACTTAGTCTGTCTGCTCCAGGTACAGATCTGATGTCAGGTTCGCTAGGCATGACTCCTTTAGGTACTGGAAAAGGAAAAGTTTGACCCTGTATATTAGGTATAACATTCGGCTCACTTGGTATCACCATTTCTTCTTC